TTCGCGATTACCACCACCTGTTCCAGCTCCAACTTTAACTCTGTGGTTCTTATGTATCTTCTGTGTGTAATTGCCTTCTACCTCAAGATGGTAGTCTCCCTTTATAAGTTCTCGTACTGTTCCAAGTGTTGTAATATTAACATCACCTTGTATATGTATCTGAGACTTTCCAACAACAATCTCATAGTTGTCACCAACAATTTTTACAACCTTTGAACCGTCTGGATGTATTTCTTCAAACGTGCCTGCGCTGTGTTGTGTAAACAATCGTTCAGCGCCTGGGCTATCATCTATTTCTTTTATATGTCCAGCTTCACTTTCAAAGACATGGTTGAATGGATAGGCTGCGGAGATGTATGGGTTCTCATCTTTTTGAATTGACTTGGGTTGTGGTTCGTCCCAGAAACCGCGTTCTTCTTGAACTGCAAAATCAGATGTGGCTAAAAGATATGGTTGTGTTGCAGTAGGAACACCTGTTCCCTTTTGATCTGTTTCTTCGCTGTCATCATCAACTCCAACTGTGGGGTCAACAATTGTTGGATCACCACGCAAACGATTACGTCTTCGTGATGCTAAAGAGTTGTGTGACTCTGATGCTCTACCTCTACCTAATCTGCTTGTGTCTGGTTCACCTACTTCGTGACCAGACTTAGTAGTATAAAATTCTCCATCAACAGGATAAGAGCCATAGATCGGATGACCAAGATATTCTGTTTGTGGACTTTCTGGAGAACGAGGATCGTTAAATCCAAGTTGAGGGTCAGCAGGTGCTTGAGGTGTGCCCGGCAAAGTACCAATAATTACTGGTTGTTGTTTCTCTACAGCATCTCTAAAGAAACCAATTACCCAACTACCTTCAACGAGAAAAGACGGAGAGTTGCCAAGACCATGCATCGCTGCATCTGTAACAGGATGCATAACGTGAGCCCACGGCAAGTCTGTTGTTGGGAGTTCAACTATGCTATCTGAATGAAAACCTAAACACCGAACTCTAGCTCTGCCAAGTTGGGATGGGTCGTTCCTATCCTCTACAACACCTACGAACCAGACGAATCCGTCCTGCCCCATAAAATAACTTTGTTCTGCCATAACAATCCTTTAATAGTAGTTTTTACTATTTATAAGGAATATATGAAAAGGTTATTTTGGTTCTTGAATATTATTGTAAACAGTCTTGGCAATCAGTTCGTATTTCTTCGCAACTTCTTGACCACTAGTTTTATGACGCTCGACCATCCAATAAGGATTAAGTCCTAGATTGCCAGCGATAACAATTCTTTCGTGGTCGCATTGATGTTTGGGTACAGAATGTTTTGCCCAGCCGGGAAACATTATCATTGTGTTTTTCTTAGGAACAACTTCTTGTTTAGCATCTGGAAACACTAACGGCGCACATGAATCACAACAATCAACATTGTATACCCAACTCCAAATAGATGGCCAATGATCGTGTGGTTTTGTGAAGTCATCTTTTGTATAACTTGCAACCCAACAGTCATACGGCATCAACTCAACTTTGCTAGGTGAGTTCTCTGTTCCAAGATGTACTGCGTAGTCGCACAGTTTTAAAAACTCTGAATTGTGTTCGAGCATAAACCACGAACTCATGTTTGCTTTTACATTGGTTTCTTTGTTTTGTATGTCTTCAAAGTTATGACAAAAATCTATCAACTCTTTTGTTGCACTTGATTTAGGAACAACAGATTTGATAATAGGAAGATTAGATGTAAATGAAACTGAGAATGGGTTAGTAGAAAGATGGCGTTGTTTTTTTTCTTCTACTTCCTTCTCTTCTTCTAAACTATTTGCAAGTGATTTTAGTAAACTCATTTTATAGGTCTTTCTTGGGGATACCAATACCAACCTGTTGCTATATACTTATCGTGGGTGTGTACAGGATTGCCTCTATGTTGATACATCCACGCAGAAGGAAATATAGCACCCATTCCTTTCTTTGGTTGTATTCTTATTTTCTCATATAGAAACTCTGTCTCACCTTCACCAGCTGGTAAGTCATTTAAATAGATTGTCCATACAAGAGCTCTGTTTGCATCTGCACAGTGAGAAATCTCTGCGTGAAAATTATGAAACCCACCACCCATAGGTCTTGTTCTTTGCACTTTAGTTTCTGGTGATATAAGACTTCGCGCTCCACGATATACAATAGGAAACTCTAAAAGATATTCTCGCAACATATCCATTTTTACTTTTTGAATGGATTTATATAACTCATCTTTTTCGTCCATCCACATTTGTTTGTCTTTGCGAGTTATGCGGTTAGCAATCGTAGTCTTGCCGATATGGTCATCACGCTCAAACCATTCTATAAGGTTATCGCATTCTTTGTCTGTTAGTGCGTTTTCAAATCCTCTAACAAAATTACTTAACATTTAAATTGCCCGCAACCATAACTCTTTGATGTTCACATTCTTGTTTTGGAACAGAATGATTTATCCATGCTGGGAAAACTATCAGTTGTCCTGTCTCTGGAAATATGTGAAATGGAGTACCCTCATCATCACGATCATTACTGTCATTAAATATTAACGGCGCACACTCCTTACATGCTTCTACACAATAGGTGTAAGACCAAAGAGAAGGCCAATGATTATGTTCTTCACAAGTGTGACCTTTGCCGTATACTAATCCCCAGCTCTCTTTTATATAAAGAGGAATGTCATCTGGACTTCCATCTGGTTTAGTTCGTTTTGCAACTGGGCATAAGTTTGCAACTTCAATTGCTTCTTCTCCTACCATACGAAAAGTTAGATAGTCATCGTGCATGTTCCACTTAGTCATCAAACATTTAGCTGCTGTGCGTTTTTGTAACGCATCGCCCGCTTCAAGAATATTTTCTTTGATTGTTTTGGTAAAACTTGTAGGTGGGTTTACTTGTTTTACCTTAACAGGATATTTTTCAGTAAACCATCTCCATGGCTCAGGTTTGCCAACTAACTTAGACAATGCACTCATACTAAAATTCATTTACTCACTTTTAAAATTATCTTCAAATAATATATAGTCAGTCTTACCCAAAGCAGTTTTAAGTGTTAAGTAAACTGTTTTCATATTCTTTGGTTTAACAGGAACAAATTTACTAAGCTTCTTAGAGTAGTAAAGTGGAACGCCATCTTTCAATCGCATTTCCTCATACGAGTCCATATCAGAACACACCTCTAAAATTTCACCTACTCGTTTCTCTTTGTATATATTTGAGTATGTAACCTTGTCGCCAATATTAATCATGTTCATTTTATTTTTCTCCTTACTGTAAAATCAATTCCAAATCTTTTTTCATGAGATTTGATTGGTGCGGCACAATGCGTAATTCGGGGATCGAATACTACAAAGCTTGTTGGTTTCATGTGTATAGTTTCTTTTCCATGAATAAACTCACCACCATCTTTGGGTTGCCAGTTTGAATTAAGCAATCCCATTATTTTTATATAATCCAAATCCTTTTCGTGGTCTGTGTGTGGATTGTCTTGTCGATGTTCATCTTTTACTGAGATCGCACAATACGAAACCTCAGGCAAAAAGAAATCAGATGCAAACTGACCACCCTCAGTTTTACTATTGTAAATCTGTATAAGCAATCCCATTGCCATGCCTGCAAGCAAATCATGTACAGGATCATTTTCAATAATGTCCAACTTCAAATGTTTATCTTTAAATGGAAACCCAAGAGGGTGTTTCAAATTCCAAGTCTCACTTGTCTCTGCAACACCTTTCATCATTTCTAGATATTGTAAATCACAACAATTCTCAATCACCCGAAGCATATTTAAACTCCTTGTTTGCAGCCTCATCTAATTGTTTCATAACTTCTTCAGTGAAATAAGTTTCTGGTGAAGATAGAATAGTTTTACCAAACTGTTTGCTTCCGTCTGGAAGTTCAAATCGTGTCGATACCTTTTTGAAGATACCATACTTCTCAGCCAACTCTAACAGTCCGTAGTATTTGTCAAGACCCTTATCATAAGTAAGTCTTACATCAACCATCTTATTCTCTTTAGTCAAACGAGACTTGTGGTTCTTACAATGAATAATGTTACCGACAACTTCAGTACCATCTTTCTCTTTCTTCTTACTCAAATAGATAATAGAACTAGCTGCGTACTTGAGTCCAGAACCACCACCCATTTCTTTTTGAGGGAACATAGAACCTACCACATCATATGTGTGATTGGTAACTACCATAGGAACTTTTGCACGACCAAGTTTCAGAGTCAGCACACGAAATGCAGCTTTGAGAACTTGCGCTCTTGTCATGTCTCTTGTCTCTTTACCGTCTGCGGTATCTTCAACTTCTTTGGTAGTACTCAACATACCAAGACTATCCAGACACAAAAACATAGGTCTGCGGTCTGCTTCGTTTTTTGCAAGATACAAATCCAATACCCTTAGAGATTGAGTTCTAAATTCTTGCACCGTAGTGACAGGCATAATCACCATACGGTCAGGGTCAATACCTCTATCAACAATCATCTGTTTAGTAATTGCAGATTCACTCTCAAAGTATATCACTCCAGCGTTTGGATTCTTGTCTAGAAAGTTCTTGACAATTCCCATCAGAAAGAATGTTTTACCTGTTGCACTCTCACCTGCGATTGCAGTAATCTTGTTTGATGCAAGACCACCGTAAATGCTTCCACTTAGTAGTGCGTTGAATATGTAACTACCTGTGTCGATAAACGAATCAACATCTCCAGCATCTACACCATCACTTACTATGGATGCGTATTCATTACCCACCTCTTTGATAATACTTTTTAAAAAATCATTTTCAGACATATTATTTCTCCATTCATTTAGCTATAGTATACTACAGTCATACAGTTTTGTCAAGGCAAACTTACACATATTGCAAGTAACTTCCTATAATATATTTGGGTGCAATTATTGGTCGGGCCCCTGCGTGGATATGTGTCCATAGTGGTGGAAACATTACACAAGAACCTTTCTTACATTCAATCTCTATATCCATACTTGGGAAATAAGTATGTCCACCTATGTTATCATTAAGATATATAAAGATAACTAGAAATCTTCTGGCAGTTGCGTAATCCAATACATCAACGTGTGGTGGAAACTCATCAGAAGTATTCGGTAGATACCTT